AACTTTTAAGTTCACTAATTTTTTTAAATCTATTTTTAATAAAATTTAAAATTTCAGTATGCCTATAATAACATTCAGTTTTTATACAAATTTCAGTGTCTCCAACATATTCATCTTTTGTATTTACTCCCCCAATTATTAACTGTAGAACATCTACAGTTATTTTGTATTTGTTATAATCTATTAACTCAATATTATCCTTTTTCTTTTGGGATCCCCAATCTTCTGGATATTTTTGTAATTGTTTTAAAATTTTTGAAACATCAATATCAGTTTCAATAATTTTAATATTGTTCATTTTACACCGAATATCCATAACTGTACTCTAGTTTGGCGATTTCGTCAAGTTTTGCCATTACTTCTGGTGTAAAATAAGTTTCTGGTTCTTTTAAAATTTGTTTAGCATAAAGTTTTTTACCATTAATCTCATAGCGTCCTGCTACATTTTTCCACATTCCTCCCAATTCACCAAGTTCAAGAAGACCATAGTACCTATCAAGACCTCGTGAATCATAATAAAGACGAATTTCAACATCTTTATTTTCTTTACTCAATCTAGATTTTTGAGTCTTTGCTCTGATAATATTTCCAACAACTTCAGTGCCATCTTTTTCTTTTGATTTGGAAAGATATACAATGGTTGATGATGCATATTGCAATCCACTTCCACCTGACATTTGCTTGCCAACATACTGACTCATACTTTCATAGGTATGATTTGTCACTAGCATCGGAATCTTTGCTTGACCCAACTTGAGAGTTAGCATACGGAAAGCACCTTTAATCAGTTGGGCCTTCGTCATATCACGAGTATCCTTTTCAGCAAGAGCATCATTGATTTCTTTGTTTGTAGAAAGCATTCCCAAAGAATCCAATACAAAGATACAGGGATTGCGTTCCTCCTCCTTTTTCTTCAAGTAAATATCAACTGCTTTAAGTGCTTTTGTCCGAAACTCTTCAACAGTTACAACATTGACGACCACCAAGCGAGTTGTATCAATATTTCTGCTCTCCAATAAGGCTTTAGTAATTGCGGATTCAGTGTCAAAATACAGACAATATCCAGTAGGATTATTATCAAGAAAATTTTTGACAACTGCCAAACTAAAGAAAGTTTTACCAGTGCTAGTCTCACCAGCGATGGCAGTAATCTTATTCCCAGAAACCCCACCAAATATACTACCAGATACAAGAGCGTTAAAAATGTATGAACCTGCATCCACATAAGTTTCCGTCTCATTAATATCTGATGCAAGTTGTGTGTAGTCTCCACCAATTTCCTTTACGATGTCTTTTAAAAAATCCATAATACCTCTATACAAAAAATGATTCTAATGTTGCGTATTCTTCACAATTCCATCCAATACAATTTAATATAGTTTTAATTGGATCTAAAAAAGATTTTTGAAATTGTAAATTGTAATCAATATACTTAGCAAGATCTAATTCTGTTGGAAAATTCTGAATAAATGATATGACATTTTCATGAATTGGATTCGGAACTTGAAGATAACAAAATTTTATCTTTTCACCATTACCTATCATGGCATACTTCTTGTCTAGATTGTTTTTCTTTATGTAATGATTATACAAAAGGCAACCTCTAGTGTGAATAGGAGTTCCTTTTGCATAAATTGAATTCAATGATTTATATTTCCCTACATCACTAATGGATCGGGGAAACGAAATTTCTTCTGGAGAAAAGTCTTTAAATTTTATCTTGCATTGAGCTACAAATTTAATTACATCTGATTCAGTTCCACTCATGATTAATTTTAACACATCTTTAATCATTTGTCTACATGGTGCTGGGGTTGAAGATTTTACTGCTTCAATACCCATGATTTTAAGTTTAGGTTCCGAATAACGAACACCTTCACTGTCCCAAACATTAAGAATATAACGTTTCTTTGCAGTCCAAATTCCACGATCAGCAATACACTCTCGTTTCATCTGCATTTTTTGTTGATAAGAATTCAAATATTTTGCCAATTCTTCATAAGAATTTTCAATATAATTTTCTAGTTCTACACTACAAATCTTATCAAGAAACGAGACAACGCTTTCAGTAGTTTTCTCTCTACCTTTGTATACCTTTTGAACTAGATCATCAAGACAAAGATATACAGAATCAGTATCAGAGGCAATAATATAATCTTTACCTTCTGTTTTCAGAATTTTATTTAAATATTGATTAAGTTTGTTTTCAATCCAACGAATTGCAACTTGCCCCGAAGTTGTAATTGCTTCAGCATTTTCAAGTTTATAATATCTAAAGTATTGATTACCAACAGCGCCATAAGCAGAATTCAATTGAATTTTTTTTGCAAGTTGAAAAATTTTTGCCTTAGAAATTGTATTTTTTAATTTGGCATCTTTAGTGTTTTCATATTCTTGTTCAGTTGCTAGTTGAAGTTTTTTCCAATTCACCCGCTCATCGTATTTGGATTGCATTAGTTGGGGAAGAAACCCGTAAATGTCTTTACGATACATTGCTCCATTTGGACACACTGCATAATCAGAATATTCGCTCAAATCAATTTGTTGTGCCAAAACTTTTTCCACATTGATTCCATTGACACGATCTGGCATCAAAGTTTCAGGACTAATGTTTGATTGCATAATCAAATGAGGATATAGACTATTCAAGTCAAAACTCACCACCCAATTATAAATCCCAGGAATTGGTTCCTTTACATATGCACCCTCATACTTCTCATCTTTGTCTGCATCCTCATTGGGGGGAATTACAATATTTTTCTTTTTCAAAAAATTATAGATAATCGCATCCCAAGTACGAACTTGATAGAATACGTCATTAAAATTTACTTTAGCATCAAATGCCATAGTAACAGCAAGTTCAATTAGTTTCATCTTATCTTCTAAGCGATCCACAAGTTGAACGTCTTTGATGTTATATTCAATATACTTTTGCCAATTATTTGTGTAGAAATCTTTAAAAGTATCGTATTCACTGTGATCTAGTTTCTTTTCTCCAAGTTCAACAAAAGCAATGTGATCGAGTCGATAAGATTCTTGATTAGTATAAGTAAATTTTTTATACAGATCAAGATAATCAAGAACAGTGATTCCAGAAATATCAAAAAATATCTGTAATTGTCCTTTAGTATAAACTTCTTTTTCTACAACAATTTTCCAAGGTGAAAGGCACTTCATTTCCTTAGTCCCTAGAACCTTTTGAAGTCTACCTACAATGTATGGAATATCATAAAATTGACAGTTCCATCCAGTAATAACTTCTGGAGGATTGTTCTCCCACCAAATTAAAAATCTAGTAAGAAGATCCTTCTCACTCCAACATTCTTGATATATTATGTTTGGATTAGTATTATTAAATTGACCAATTCCCCAAGTAAATATTTTCTTACTTCCATAATCTTGAATAGTAATAGCAAGAATTTCTTCTATACATTCCTTTACTGTAGGGAATCCATTTTCAGAAGCAACCTCAATATCAATCGTAATTAATTTGATTTTAGTAAGATCAAATTGAATTTCATTCTCTGGATACTTGTCAGAAATATATTGATAGATGTATCTGTTGTTTCCATAGATGGTAAAATTTTCTACATCACTATATTTCTTATAGAATTCCCGGCAATCTTTTACTGTTCCGGGTTTAATTGGCTCAACGTATATACCGTCAAGAGTTTTGTATTCAGTTTTATTATTGGATGGTAAATAGAGCGTAGGAGAATACTTCTCTCGATCTATAAAATGTACACCTTCATCATATCCACGAACCAGAAAGTCGTTGCCAACCATCTGGACATTAGTATAAAATCTCAAAAGTAATTACTCCGTTGCATGAAGATACGCTTCCAGGATCGCTGGTTTAGGTTCCACTATTGTAACAATAAACTCAGAAAAAAGCAAGACCTCTGCGTCATCTGTGACAGTTTCATTCCATGGATAAATCTCGTATTTTTTAGTTTCCTCTGTGCATCCGATCCTTACCGTAGGGCGATCTGACCATTCAATTTTTGTTGGCTTATTTTCATAATCGTACAAAAAATCAATCTGATAAGGATTGGTTAATTTGCAATTTGGAAGATTTAATTCATAATCAACTCTAAGTTCTTCAATCTCAGTGATCAACCATTCATTATTCTTCAGTAGAATACACTTGACTACCTTCTGGTCCTGAGGATCCTCCGTCAGTTCCTCCATCATGTCGATCATTTCCTCTTCCATTTTGTTTCTCCAAATAAGAATTTACAACGTCAGCATGTGCATTATACACAGTAATTACCCAGTTTTCTGGGACAAAAAATTGTTTATCAAATGACAAAGGTGCCCAAGGATAAAATAGAATAGAAATTGAAGATCTTTCCTCATCAATTAAGATTTCTGGATCAGATAATTTATC